TGTTGACACCCAAGATTCCAACATCTGGGTCGTTATCAAGATAAGGGGCTGATGGAATTGTGAATTCAATCCAGTACTTCGTTGCAGTAACGACAGTTGGTGCTGGGAAAAGTCTTAGGACATTGTTTCTCAATTCGTATGAGAAGTGCGAGTTTCTTGTCCAGATTGCATCTTCAAACATAATTGCTTGCATCTTGTTTTGCCAGGTTGGAATAACCTCGAATGTTGAATCGTCAGAATATTGTCCATAGTTTGATAAGTTGCCTATAGTATTCAATCCGCCATAGTAACCATAAAATCGCCACATTGCATTTGCAGTCTTGTAATAAACCTTTCTAACTTCAACTTTTTTATTTCCAACCAGGTTGGCCCACGGAACTGAATTTCCAGTGCCGTCATCTGATCCTGAAGCTGAAGCGGCTTCCAATATTTCTTGAAGATCATAATCTTGCTTGTTGGCTGTAACCGAGAATGATGCTGAGTAGATTGGAACATTGCCCCCAACTCCGGCATCAACACCAATACCATCTGCAATTCGACGAGCATATGCGAATTCGAATCTTGGGAATCTTTGTTGAACACCTGTTCCAGAAAGTGATGTTTTAAAATCTCCATCTTTTAATTGTCCATCTGCATCGAATGAACCTGTCGTTGTTCCCAAAAGGTCAGAAAGAACATTTTTAGCTTGATGTGTGTTGACAATATATGAATACTCTAAAACAGCTTCTTCATAGTTTGCATAAACAGTTTCTTCTGTTATCTCAAGATCAAGTACATCGCCACCTAATTTTCTAAATGTATAAGCAACTTGATCAACTGCACCAGAGATAAAATCATTTTCTGAGGAATAAATTCCAAGAGGAAGAGAACTGGCAACATTTGATGTTGTTCCTGTTATTGGAAGAACGATTACAGAGGTTTGTTGCTTTGGTGTTAAAGTTGGCTGAGACATTCATCGATCCTCCGCTTGATCTTTTTAATTATACTAAATAGTATTTTTAAACATTAAAACTAGTTCAAAGCATTTATAGATATTCTTTAACAAGGTATGCCATTCGAACTTCAGCAAATGATGAAGGAATCACCGTAAATTCAATCGTGTTTTGTGCATCATCATAATACCAATCATAAGATACTTGACCATCAATATAAACAATCATTGTCTCAACATAAGGCTTATGAGTTAATTCATAATACTCAATTGGCTTCATTTGGTTTGTTGCTTCCTTGACGGCGAGACTCCAATCATCTAGACAGATGTCAACGACTTGTCCTTCAAAATATTCGGTTGCTTCAATATATCTGTCCCCAACATTGTGAGAAGCTGGAGGAGGATCACAGACTGACTCATATTCTGAAAGATGAACAATTGAAGCGAGGAAAACAGTTCGTCTATAATTTTCATACCATCTTGTGAAGTCTTCGACTGTTGCACTGTTGTCTGATTGTTCTTCTTCATCTGAAACAAATACAACAAGCATTGCGGCGGTTGGTCTTAACCAGGTTCTAGCGTAATCATTTAAGGTGATGTAATCCTTAAGAGCATCGAACCCCTCTTCGCCTTGATCACCTGGAAGAGCAGCTAACATTTGCTCCGCATCTGATAAGATATCTCCACGAGTAAGCGGAAAAGTATCTGGCTGTAATGTTGTCCAAGCGGTACCTGCTGTAATCATTTTAAGACGCCAGTTGACATCTTCTGGAAGTGCGTCCATCATTGTTTCAATACTATCTAGTAGTGTTTCGTTAATCTTTGTCATTGAACAAGAACGATCAAGAACCCAGATAATATCAATCTTATCGAATTCTTCAACTTGCTTAAACTCATCAATCCAGATCTCAGACTTAGGTTCTATAACTACAGTTTGAACAATTGTTCTTTGATCTGATATAGACCAATCTGAACATGAAAGGACAAGAAGCAAAGTTATCATAAGGTATGTAAACATTGAAAACTTCATTTTTTTCATTTAAAATGCCCCCCTTTACATAACTTGCTCTATTAAAGAATTTACTTATTCGTCAGAATCAAAGTAAGACTTTCTTTTGGTCCGAACCTTTTTTGTTTTTGAAGTTTTTTCTTCAACTGGTTCTGGCATTGCCTGTGGAACAGGGGCAGCTTTGGCTTTTTCTTTTGCCTTCTTCTGTTCAGCAATTTTTGCAGCTTCAGCCTTCGCTGCTTCTTCAGCTTGACGACGTTGCTTTGCGACAAAAAGTCTTTTTTGTTTAGGTTTCATAAGAGGTCTCCTTCGTAGCATAACTAGTTTTAAAAACAAGAAAACCCCCAACTCAACGAGAAGGGGGCTTCTATGTGGATTATGTGGCTTCTAATTAAGCGCCAGATTCTCCGATCAAGCCTCGGCAGATGACGAGTCCGTACATGTCTGGACGAACCATCTTCTTGGCATAGCGTGTCATAACGCCCTTGCGAGGTACGAAGTCCTCGGTGCCGAAGATTGTTGGTGTGACTTGAAGTGGAACGTATGGAGCATAGACATATCCGCTTTCGAGGAAGGAATTGCCCTTACGACCGACCAAGATGACATTTCTTGGGAAGTATGGGTCGACCATAACGTCGAACTTCTTGGAAATCGAGCCAACGTTGACTGCGCCAACTTGACCTCTCTCATCTGCGTGGGAGACACGAGCACGGAATCCAGAAGTGAACTCAAGGATATTAGCAACTTCAGGTCCGCAGACGATGAAGTTTGCGCCGCCACGAAGAGTCTTTCTGTGGATTTGTGCAGAAACATCATTGATTGTTTCGATAAGTGTCTCGTACCATTCAGAAACGTTTCCAGTGAAGTCTGGTGCAGCTGCGGAAGCTCCGATTTCTGCGCCGGTTTCACGGTTAAGGAACATTCCTGGGGAGCGAGACCAGTAGTATGTTGCAGCGGTTGCTCCGCCAATAAGGTCGCCAAGAATCTCTCTGTCGATTTCAAGAGCGATTTGCTCAGAAAGGATAGAGGTAAGCTCAACCTCTGCATCAAGGTTGTGATAGGCGTTAAGGTCTTGACCCAATTCTGGAGACCACTTAGCCTTGAGCTTCTTGGTTTGTGCCGAGACGGACACAGAATCGACTTGAATTTCGATCTCTGGGATCGCTGTTTGATTTTCAAGTCCCCAAGCATCTTGACCGACAACCGATCCAAGAGCTGCGCCAGCGCCAGCGTTTGCTGTGCCACCGAAGTCATCAGCTTGGCGGAAGTGAACAGAGACTTGAGCGTCATCAATTGCGGTGCCGTCAGACAAAGCAGAGCCTGTAAAGACCAAAAGAGCGTGTGTCTTGGTCGAGCCAGAGAACTGTGTCAAGCGGCGAACTTGAGAGGAGTTTCCGCTGTTGCCTGCGTTGTTGGCTGCAAGAACCAAACCGTGGCGAGATGCGGCGGAGTCGACGACTGTAAGGTGGCGAAGACCTTGCTCGGTGACATCAGCCTGATCAAGAGTGTCAAGTTGGATCTTGTGAATAGAGACAAGAGTAGAACCAGAAACAAGGTCTGGATCGAATCTGCAAAGCTTGTCAAGGTCGCCGCCTGCGCCGAAGGTGCCGGAGATAACCAAATCAAGTTGTGCGTTTGCAGCAGTTGTCAAGGTGGAGCCAGTTGGAGAAGCGTAACCAGACTGAACGCCAAATGGCTGATTGTCTTCGGAAACGTTATCCATGGTGACGCCGCCAGTCAATTGCTGACCAAGGACTCCTTGCCCATAAACAGAAGCATCTGCCTCGTATCCAAGTCTAGGAGCAGTGTCGCTAGAGAAGCGGAAGTCAAGGAAGAAAATGAGTCCGGATGGGAGGCTCATTGGTTGAACGCTAACAAGGTCATTAGCGATAAGGGATCCAAAGACCCGGCGAACGATAGGGAATGCAACAGCGGCGAAGCCTTCAACATCTCCTGCGCTCATAAGGGAAGCTTCACGAAGAAGTTCCTTTGCTTGGTTCTCAAGAAGAGAAGCCATATTATTCTTAGCATGGTCAGAATCTAATCCTTCCAAAAGTCCAGTGCGTTCCCACTTGTTGAGAAGAGCAGCACCTTCTTTTGCAAGATCACGTCTAACAATGCCTTCTGTAAGTTTTTCTACGATAGACATTTGTAAATCCTCCAAAATGATTGTCTGTTATTTGATACCTGCAAGTTTTTTCATTCTTTGCAGAGCACTTTCATTAAGATTCTCCTTTTCAGGAGTTCTTCTTGGTAATGTAGAGGAGCGTCCAGCTTGTCTATTAATTGCTTCGCCAAGTGTTTGTGGATTTGATTTATTTCCGTTCACTGTGCTTTGAAGTGTTTCATAGATTGTTTTTGCTTCTTCTACAGTTTGTGCATTTGTCAACGCTTCGACAATTCGTTGTTTTTGTCGCTCATTCAGTGAGGCACTGATCAGTACACGATTAGAATAAAGTAATTTTGCATTTGTGACAATTGATTCTTCCAATTTATCTTTTAATTGCAAAGTTACAGTTCTAAATTTCTTATTTTCTTCTTGAAGTGATTGAACTTGCTCTTCAAGCTCAGCGATTGTGTTTTGAAGCTCTTCTGCTTCCTCTTGAGCTTCGTCTGACATCGCCTTTGCGAGAGCCATATCAATAGCTGCTTCATAGTCAATTTCTTTTCCGCCACCAACATCTCCGTGTGGTTGTGGCTTGTAATCTACATCAAGAGCTTCAGCAACCATTCTTTCAAGCTCTTCTGTGTCATTGATTTCAATTTCTTCTTCTGGAGTTGTTGCTACTGTCTCTTCATCATCAACAATCTCTTCAGTTTCTTCTTCTTCATCATCTTCAATGTCAGCTAATGCAGAAAGATCAATTTCAACTTCTTCATCGTCATTAACTTGAAGATCATCTAATTTAGGATCAATATATTGTCCAACTTCGTTTTGTTCTGCGTCTCTTAAAAATTGAGCTAATTCTTCTGGGCTAATATTAATGTCGATTGTTTCTCCCTCATCTGGAGTTTCTAAATCAAACTCTCCATTCTGAGATGTAATAGCTTCTCCTTCCATGTAAGAAGGCGTTACTAGATTTTCTTCTTCAAATGTGGTTGCTTCTACCTCTGTAGCTGTTGTTGCTTCAGCTTCTTCTTGCTCCAAGAGCGTATCAATGGCAGTTTTTACTTCATTTGAATACTTTTCTAGAATTAATTGCTCTGCATTTTTGAGTGCTGCTTCCTTAAGGTTGGCTGCATCAACAATAGCTTGTTTCAATAATGACATTATAGAGACTCCTAATAAACGTTTATC